TTGGAAGACCAACTCCCCTTCGTCGTAAGCAATTTCAATATGTGTATTAGCAATCGGAATCATTTCACCCCTCGCAGGCCAAACACGCAGTTGCACTCTCTTGATTGAGAACAACACGCTCAATTGTTTTAACCGTATCAACCTTTGTAGCTGCTCCGGTACGGAAGTAATACAAACTCTTAACTTTCTTTTCTCGCATAGCCTTCAAGTGTACCGAATTAATGACACGCCGATCAGTTCCCGGTAGGAAGAACAGATTGAGAGACTGTGCTTGACAGATGTATTGTTGCCGATTACCTGCATGTTCAACCAGCCAATGTTGATCGATTTCCCAAGCAGTTTTGAATACGGCCTTCTCCTCTGGTTCCAGAAAATCGAGATGCTGTACTGAGCCGTTATTCTTAACGATAGAATTCCATACTGAATCCGTATTCTGTCCATGCTTTTCCAATACCGGCACTAGCCATTTGTTTTTGACGAGGAAAATACCTGCACGACTTTTCTGCGTATAGGCATTACTAGCGATCGGTTCGATTGATGGACTAGTATCGCAAAGAACTGAACTGTTTGAATTAGGAGCAATAGCAAAGACGTGAGAATTCCTTCGGCCAGTTCCTTCCATGTCAGGTGCTTCGCCTCTTTCCATTCCAAGCTCAACACTTGCAGTAATTCCTTTAGCATGAATGTCCTTAAAGATTTTGTGGTTTACTTGGGCTGCACTTCCAAAACCACCGGATTCAAATGGGATGGAATTTCGCATGAGATAGTTGTGGAACCCCATAGCTCCAATTCCAAGAGCGCGTTCTCGAATCGCTGCATAGCGAGCCTTGCCCAAGCCGTCTGGGCTGTAGTCAATGAACCATTGGAGGACATTATCAAGGAAGCGTGTAAGATCGCTAACGAGGGTTGTATCTTTCCATTCGTCATAAAGTTCTAGATTAAGAGAAGACAAACAGCACACGAAAGTGCGATCAGGTCCAGTAGGAAGGCTAATCTCACTACACAGGTTACTGCCACGATTTTGTAGCCCCAATGCAACCTGACTAGCAGGCAAGCTACGATTAGCAACATCAATAAACCAAAAGTAAGGCTCACCAGTTAGCTCCCGAATTTCGAGCAAATCTTCCCAGAGACTTCGTGCTCGGATTGTTTGTTTAACTTCTTTTGTGTGAGGACATACCAGTTCCCACATGGCGTCGTTATCAACTGCATCACAGAAGGCATCGGTGAGGTTGACTGCGTTATGGACCCCTGCACGATTGTTGATTTTACGGGCTGAGTCACCCCCTGACGGAAGCCGCATTCGGATAAACTCAACAATGTCAGGATGAGAAATATCGAGATAAATAGCGGTAGAGCCGCGACGGGTACGCCCCTGCCGATAATAGCCCATAATACCGTCAATCGTTTTGAAGTAGGGAATCGGCCCCGGAGCCTTCTCAGATACGGCTCGAATACCAGAGTGCAAAGCTGTACCACCGCCCATAACACTAAGTAGGCTAAGCTCAGAGCTAATATCAATTTGTCCCTCGATGGTGTCAGGAATGTAGCCAGCGAAACAAGCAATGGGCATTGCCTTAGGAGCATCGCCTACCCAGCAATTCAGTCGGCTTTGTTTGTCGTTCCAGAATTGCTTTGTTGCGTACGGCGTATCCGGTTTCCAATGTCCCGATATAGAATTACTAAGCACTGGAGAGCTAGGGAAGAACCAACCGAGAGAGGCGTAGTCGTAGATACGCTGAGCAAGGGCTTCATCGCCATAACTGAAGTTTTCAGCGACCCTAGCGAGGGCTCTTTGTGGGCCTTCTTCGCCTTGCGTATAATACTTTGAAAGTAGCGCTTTTGCTTGTTCGTTAAACCGTTCATTGCGTTCGACATTAATAATCACTCCCATTATCGGTTATCTCCGGAGCCAGTCAGTACATTACGTGCTGAGCGACTTTCCAACTTATCCAAATTCTTCTGTGCAATATCCGACAGGTTGGTATTGTGATCGTCAGCAATAGCCGAGAGACACCACAAGATGTCTCCCATTTCCTTCTCGAAATTCACAAGGTAGTCGGCTTTGTATCCGTCACGGATGCCTTTTGCCACAAGAGAGTGGAGTTCACCCACTTCACCAGCAAGGTTGAGAAGTGCGTACCAATGATCGGCTGAGGCCATGCGATAGGTTGCTGCTTTTTCTTGGTATTCATTAAAATCCATTAGATATACTTCTCCAAAAGGTACTTCGTGGAAACTGGCATCAAATCGAATTCACCATCATGTACGTCGTTCAGCATAAGCACACCCCGCCAATGTCGATTGCCTTGAGGGCCGAGATAGTCTTCCTCGTGGGTGTAGCAGGAGCCAGCTATCACGGAGGTAATCATCCGGCCATCAGCCTTGAATGCCGTAGCAATCTGAAGGCCCTGCTGGTGTCCAGCGATACAAGACATATGCTTCTTATTCAACTGGGCGGAAGCCGTAGATGCTGGTCGTCCCGCTTGTCCGGTAATGAAGTAGTGAGCAAATGCAATGTCATCGATAATAAGGGGCTTAAGGAAGTCGTGGACGGTCCACATACCCAAGTTGAGGTCATCATAGCCAAGCAAGCCTTCGAGCTTCGCATCGCCGTTTACAGCCCGTGCAATCCGCTGTTCGTGATTACCAAGGAGGAAATGAAGCTCAGGGTTCCATGCTTTCTTCTTGTTAATCCGGATACGATCACGTTCGTAATAGATGGGGAACAACAGCTTATCCATAGCCTCATTCCCTGCTGCTACATCATTAATATAGCGTCGTCCCTCAAAACTCTTCTTGCCAATATCCCAGCTACTGAGGCTAGGCATGTCCCACCAATCGCCAATATTAACAATAACATCAGGCTTCTTAGCTACAGCGTAATTAGCAATTGCTTCAATATACTTTGTATCAACGCCCGGCTTTACTTGGGCATCGGTGATGACGAGAATACGTTTGCTCAATGTAGTTCCTCAGAGATAATGTGGTATTGATATTCTTCGCTCTCAACTTCTTCTAGCTCATCAACAACATCCTGAGCTTCTTCCAAATCCGTAGTGGAGAATACTTCCCCTTGATAAGTGAGAGTGCCTACGTAGTTCCACTCTTCGTCACATACAGCAATCTTATAGATCAAGGCGAGCCTCCGTAGAAATTGGGAAAAGCTTCTTAACTTCCAGTGCGATATAAGAAGCAACTACACGAGTCTCACCCTGTGTATCAGGTTTAAGACGAAGCTTAAGCATATCCAACCAAGCTCCCAATGTTCCAGACCAAACCCATTCAGTCATTGTGTTAAGAGGCAGCACCATACGAGCCTCTTCAGGAGCAAACCCTGAATCAATCAGATATTGATATTCTTCTAGACAAGCCTTAGCAATCACGAAAGGGGCAGCAGTGTACTCCTCAACATCACTGCTACCTTGCTTAACATTATCTGCTCGTGCTCGAAGCTTGGGAGGGCAATAAAACTCAGGCTCATCATCTACATATCGACGACTCACTTCATTCCACGGGAGAAACTTATGTTTAACAAGTTGACGAGCGACGAAGATTGGGGCTTTAACTCGGAAGGAGAGAAAGGCGTGATTGAATGGAGAATAGTGCCCATGTTTAGCGAGATACTTAATCAGTTTCTCATTATCCGCTCGGCAATACTCATCAGCATTCTTATGGAAACTGACACGGGCTGCATTACATACGTCCCAATCGCTTCCGTAATGTCCAATAAGTTCTACACTAATTTCAGAAGTCTTCAAAGTTGGCCTCTTGGTGAAGTTCAATAAGCTTTTCCAGATAATGCTGGGCCTTCTTCAGGTCTTCCAATCCGTTTTTATCCTTCCATCGGGATACGTATTTGATGACATTGCCCTCAAAGTAGCCAATCTGATTAGCCGCAATATAGTCCCAACATTGAATAGGCGCCTTATAATGCGCGCCTCCGATTTGCTTTTCATTAGCTGGCATTGATTACAAACCCTTCTTTCTTCATCGATACGAGAAATTCAGCTTGAGCCATAGCACGCTCAGTACTAGGAATCTTAGAGAAATAACCAAGAATCAAAGCTGCTCCCTTAGCATTAGTCTTACCGTCTTGTTGATTATCTACGAAGATATTACACAACACTCGGCCACGATTGAAAGCCTTCAGTGCCTCATCTTCTACGTCCGAGAAGAGTGCGAATCCGTTATATTCATTTGCCAGCATTTTTATTCCTTTTAATTGTACGTTCCTCAGCCGTCTTTGCCTTGTGGCATTCGGTACAGAGGATTTGTAGGTTTTCTTTTTCACAGAACATGGCGTTAACTACTTCGTCCCATGTAGTGAAGCCCTTCATAGGGTCAATGATTGGGCTGATGTGATCTACTTGAACATCTTTCGCTGGAAACGATCCAGAGCAACATGCACATTTGTAATGCTTTGCAAGTCGGCCCGACTTACTATTGACCTGTTGTCCCACATATGCTGAAGCAAGCGACTCGTACTTTGGAGGCCATCGTCTAGAAGCTGCTCTAAGAGCGCTCTTGACGAATGAGTTGAATCGGGCTTCCGTCCAGTTTCCTCCATTCCTTTTTATATCTCCCATAAGATTGGTTCTCCATTCTCAGTAAGCTCCCTAGTCATATGCAGGAGCCTGCCTTGCTCAAGGAGATATTCGTCACCACCAAAGGGCTTGTAAGCCTCTCTAACGGCCTCCAACCCCTCGGCATATGTGTTGGTATGTCCAAGCACTTTCAAAGCCGCTACAGGCCCTTTCTTAGGGAGGCCGGGGATGGAGTCAACACGGTCACCAGTGATGCACTGAGCTAGGAAGAACTTGTCTCCCCAGCCTTTCAGCTTCCCTTTACTGTCTACCTCAATGTGTCCATACCCCTCTACGAAGTAAGGGCCAAACTGAGGCTGCATTCCCAGCTCCCATCCGAAGTGCCAACCTCCCACTTGCCGAAGGTCTTTATCACGGCTACAGATAATCGTCTTATCCGTCTGGAACATAGCCAATAGGTCGTCTGCTTCCAATCCTTCCATCTCTCGGAAAGGATACAACCCCTTCAGGAATGCTTTGATATTCTTGTAGTGGTAAGGCTTATCACCACCACGCTCTTTATACTTCTGAGTTGTAGCTACTTCGTTACGGAAGTTTGTAGCTCCGGTAAAGAAGAATAGAGAAGGCTCTGTTGCCTCACATACATCTTCGATATGAGCAATCTTCGCTAGAAGCTGGCTCTCTGCAATATCAAAGGGTGGAGGATTATCAATCAGCCATTCCAAGCTTTCTTCTGGATGGAGATGCTTCCATACCGCTTCGGAAGCAAATCCAATCTCGTAGGCTAGAATGTCTGCGTCAATGTGGCATTTCACCACGGGTTATCGTCTTCTCCGAGGAAGTCTGCTTGAGCATCATCTTCAATCGCTTCGTCCTCTTGAACCGGCACAGCCTTTTGTTGAGGCTGAACCTCACCTTCAAGAAGCTTCTGCAATTTGCTCCCTTCATATTTCAGATTCCCCTTAATCTTTTCACAAATCCATTCCGGAAGAGAGTTGAACACTTCCTCATCCGGGTTTTCCAAGTCAAACACCTTGCCCGGATTCTTAAGCTCTTCAAGCTTGGCAATGTCCTTATCTCGCATCGGAGTGAGACCACGAATATTCACATACGTCTTATCACCCTTCTTTGCTACCGTGATGGTTGCAAGAGCCGGAGCACCCACCAGAGCGGCAAGGTCACCGTTATGTACGTCCTTCGGGTCAAGGGCTTTGATACGCTTCGTGCTTGTAGCAAGGTCAGCTTTGAAAGAACGAAGATTAATCGTCTCACTAACCCAGCGCGGCTTATCTTCAATGTCCTTTCCCTGTTCATCCACCATGAATACATCCACAAACTCATACGTCAACATAACATCTTGTGCAGGAGGCTTATCCTCTCCCTTGAATGCACGTTGAGGTTGAAGGCCCATATCAATCACCTGCACCAGACGGACGGGATACGTACCCGGTTCCATATCCGGTTGGGGAGCAAACTTCTTTTCACCGCCATTACCTTTAATTTTAGCTGCGTTCAATGCCATTATTCGAATTCCTTTTTGAGTTGTTCATATTGTTGACGACGATATACTTGATACTGTAGCTGTTGAGTTAGACGAACGTTGTATTCTAGATCAGTCTCGGGGCGCATCTTGGAGAATTCAATTTGAACGCTGCTACTTCCGTACTCCTCATACACATCGCAATCGATATCCAAATCCCCTTCGTCTCGTAAGATAGTTTGGAGTCGCTCAATCAACTTAGATAGACTCCCATCTACATTATACTGATTCCAAATAAACTTCGTCTCACGTACTTCAATACGTTCCATCAATGCACCTCGAACCAGTTTTGTCCAATCTTGCCTTGTCCAACATGGGGGCAAGCAATCTTATAGAAGCGTCCTGCCCAAGCAATTGCTTCCTCTGAAATCTTCCTTACTTCCTCTGCAATATCTTCGTCACATTCGAATGTGAATTCATCGTGGTAGAAGCAAACAGCACATACTTGTACGCCGTATTTAAAGCGTTTCTTAAGATGGGCGATTGCCCTGTTGTATGCTGCGCTCATTTGGATGGCTTCATCCGATTGGAGAAGATAAACTAGGATTTGATGCTCTGAAGCAATTTTAATAGGCCGTCCGTCCAACCCTTCAATAACACCATCGAAGTATTCCCAATCGTTGTATCTCGGATTGTATTTACGCCTTGCTGTTTCTCTCCATTGTTTGATTAGGGAGTCCAAGAGAGCTTTAATTGCGGGCAGGTTTTTGAAGAACGTTTCCTTAAGCTGTTTACCTCTAGCAGCCGATCCGCCAACAATCTTTCCAGTTTTTCCATCTCCTGCTCCGAACAACACCCCATACTGAAAAGTTTTAGCTTGGTCTCTAGTATCGAGTTCAGCCATTCGTTGTGCAAGGGAGTGAACATCTGTCCCATCTTCTTTACGTCCATCACATAGAGCCTTAATGTATGCAGGGTCACCCATACGGGCACCAAGCTGTCTTAGTTGGTTTTGATCAGAGTCTGTTGATACAAGAACTCTTCCAGTGGGAGCACTAAACATCCGTCGCAGCTCCGCACCGAAGAAGCTTTTGGCTCCGGGGATGTTGACGATTCCTCTATGCTGCATACGCCCAGTAACTGCCACGCCTGCAATAGACGAAGCAATTCTTCCGTCTTCTCGCAGTAGTTTGAAAAGTCCTTCAACGAGAGATTTGCGATGTCTACATTGAACACGCTTTGCGACAAGCTTTCCAACTTCTCCTTCAACACCTTCGAATGGGTCGTCTTTGCTAAGCTTCGGACTCGTTCGATTACCGTCGTCTCCATAATTCCACTCCAAGGGTTCCCAGCCTACGCTGAGAAGAAAGTCTACCGTTTCATTACGGCTGTTTATGTCAACAGGACGAAACATAATCCGAGTAAAGGGGCCGCCCACATTGCTATGCCAAACACTCTCTGCAAAGTATTCGTCAATGAATCGATTGAGACTGCCGCTTTTGAGGAAAGGTTTTTTAACGTAGCTATACACACCTCCTACTTTAGTTTCCAACACCTCCACGATATAAGGCAGTTGAGGAATCACTTCGTTGTCAATCGCTATCATCATTTCTTCAAGCTTACGGACATTATCGTGCATCACTTCTTGGTCCATAAACCATCCAAAGTCTTCCTGCTCTTGAAGGTTTTGAAACAGCTTGAATGAGAGGAGAAAGGCTTCTTTCCATCGGCCTCCACTCTTCTCTGCCTCCTCCATCAATCGGAGATAGACCAGCCTGTTAATTTCCACGTCTTCTGTACAGCGGTGGAGCATGTCTGCACTAAACTTAGTCCAGTCATTATGTTCCGGTTTATCCACACCAACACGTACTCCCCATGCATAAATAGAATGTGGTCCGGCTGCTCTATTTGTGGCATTTGCTGGAAGAATTCGTTTTGGATTGAGAAGTCTTGACATAATGAGCGTATCGACAACTTTACCCTTGAATTCATAATTCAACACCTTCTTTAACATGGGGAAGTCATAACCAATTACGTTATGGCCGATTAGAACATCACAGCTATCCATATACTGAACCATCTTGTCTAGCTCGGTTGGCCCGAAGGAAACCTTATGAGTTCCCTCTAAGTTGCTAAAGGCCCCGCACCAAACCTTGTCTACAGCAGGATAGAGATTGTTTGCTTCGAAGTCACATACATTAACCCTCATCTACTACTTGCTCCGAGATATAGAAGTTCTCCATATGCGGATTGTTATCGATAAAATCCTCAGCCTTCTGGAGTGTAGAGAACGTACCCCAGACGAATGATTGATTAGGAGCTTGTCTAAGTACGATGTAGACAGTCATTTATAATCCTTTCGTAGCTCCTCTCGGAACCGGAAGATGGTTTGATTGACGGCTACGTGAGACGATTCCACCATTCGGGAGATGTCTCTAGCTGAGTAGCCATTAACGAAATAAAGCTGCAAGATTTCAGAGATGTGTGGCCTACGTCCATCAATACGTCTCTCAATCTCCTCTTTCATCTTACGGGGGTAATGCTCACAAGGTGTACCCTCCGCAAGCTCTTCATCAAACTCAAGGTTGCTTCCGGTACGTCCTAGATTAGCGTTGTAATGGTCTTTCAATGCATTGCTGAGAAGACGGCTGAACCAGAGAGCGAATGGACCCTTATCAGGATTGAAAGAAGGAAAATACTTAAGTGCTCGCTCATAGGCATCATGGATTGCATCTTCAGCATCCCATTGAGTACCGGCCCTATAAGAGAGTTTCTTAACGAGAGAATCAAAGTTTTTGACATAATGTTCAGCTATAGTTTCGTTCATCTTGTTCCGTCTTCTTCTTGGCCTTTACAGCCCGAGCTTGCTTTAGCTTGCGCTTAATGTGTCGGCGCTCTGTTTCTTTAGTATGTGTATCCGGAGAATAACGCACCGTCTTGCTCATTACATCCTCATTTCGTTAAAGAGTTGCGTGACACGGTCCCAGAAAAGACCAAACCGCCCTGTTTGCCCAAATTCACGGTCTTCCAGCAATACCAACGTCCGGACGTTCTTGGCATCATCGTCGAGATTTGGATCACGATTTCCTTCCAATCCGAGCATGAGATTGCAGCTTCGAGCCATTGCACGAGAGCCTGCGAATTGGCTTGAGAGAACTTCCCCTCCTCGCTCATGCGGCGGTCCTGCGTCTGGATTACGCAAATGACAGAAGATGAAGATGACAACGTTAAGATCGAGAGCCATTGCTGCAAGCTCTTGAGCAATCTCTTGGAGTTTGGTGTTTGCACTTGCTGCATCCATTCCGTTAGTGAAGTTGGTAATCGGATCGATAATAATAGCCTTACATCCGTCCAATGCTGCCTGCTTGATATCTCCCTTCAACGTACTAAAATCTACGTGTTGGTAGAGGTCTAGCATGAAGAGCTTGTCTTCCAATATCTTGCCAGCTTGGTCGTAAGCCTTCTCATCAAACTCAATTT